AACATCGTACCTTCTGAAAAACCTCTCTTTTGAAAGTAGTCGGAAGGATGTGCTACGTTGCAATCTATAATGGCTTCCTGATCTTCTGGCTCTTCTAATTTTTCGCTGGAAAAGACCTTAACCATTGATACAAAGTGATCATCTTCTTCCTTCTTTTCTACAGTAATCTGGCTACTGTCAATGTTGAGTATTTTACACGACCACTTTAGAGCGCCACTAAAACCCACATCCTCATCCTTTTGCAAGGACAAAACCCCTCGGATTAGGCCGAAAATATCATTACCGTTTTCCTCGTGGCAACCTCTAGTCCAGCAGCTCCATATACCTCTATCAGTATTGTAAGAGAAGCTGTTTGGGTTGTCGCTATCCTCATGCACTGGGCAAGAGCAAGTAATGTTTTCTCCATTCTTTTGGAAATCTATTTCAAGCTCACTGAAAATAAGCTCTAGGTTACTCCCAAGGAGCTTTTTGATCCTCTTCAAGTCCATCTTCTGCAACCTCCTCGTTAACATTATCTAAGTCTACACCCTCAATTAGTCCAGTGTCATCCACTGGCATAACTAGGAACTCGTTTCTTGTCCTAAGCTCTTCAAGTTTTGCGTATTCTCCGAGCATCCTAACATTGATGTAGTCACCGTCATCAAGACCAGCACCATGTCTAGAGACAATAGGAACTAACTTTCTATTGCCAGCCCGTGGCCCATCCTCAGCCAGCTCTTCTGGAGATTTAATTTTGAATATTGAGAATGAAGTACAAAGCCATATGAGTCTATCTGAACCGCTAACTGCGTCTGTGGACTCTTTTGTTATGCCGTCACGATTTAGCTGAACAAAAGACAAACATGGGAAGTCGTACTTAACCGCTAAGTTATGTAGGTTGGTAATCTGGAAGCCAAGAGCTTGGTACTCCTGTATATTATTTGTAATGGAGTTTGATGACATCAATTTCAGGTAATCATATACTACTACACAGTCGTTGGTTCTTCCGTTTTCATCTTGCTTAACGTCTTGGATAATCCATCTTTTGATAATGTTTACTATCTGCTCAAAGGGTTTGCCCGCAACGCTTACATAGTTATAAGGCATTGCTTCAATCTGACTTACTGCTTCATGCACTCTTTGGTTTTTCTCATCGTCCTCTATAAACTTACCTGTTGCCACTTCATTGATTGGCACTCCGCTAAGGTTTGCAATAATCCTATTAAGGTGATCCTCTTTAGACATCTCAGTGTCTAGCACTAGGACTGGAATTCCATTAGTTGCCACGTTAACGGCGACGTTATCAGCAAAAACACTCTTACCAACCTTTGGTCTCGCTGCAACCAAGTCAACACATTTACGTCTGAGGCCTCCACCAATAGCTGCGTCGTATCTTGGAAACCCAGTAGGCACACCAATGACATCACACTTATTTTCACTTAGATATTGAAGGTAGTCTTGTATCCCATCGCCTATTAGCTCAGGTCTTTCGCCTCCATCATCCTCTCTCAAAAAGTCCATGACGGGCTCTTCAAGTAGCTGTATGATATCATCAATGCTTTCGCTACCATTTATACCATCAACGTCCTTATGGATATTAGTGGTTAGCTTTTTAATTCTTCTGGCAAACTCAAACTTCTTGATCTGCACTGCGAAGTTTAATATGTTTTTTTGGCTAACTGGAAATTCAAAGAGAGACTTGATATACTGAAGCTCTTGCTTTGTCTCAACCCTTTCGGTATGTCCAAGTTGAGAAGCTGCTGATAGCACCGCTGGTAAGTCAACACTAAGATTATCCTCAACAACCTTTTTAACACAATTAAATAGTATTTGGTTGTTAGGGAGGCCAAAAGTGTGCGAATCAACTATGTCTGCAACTTCAACATAAGCATCAATGCCGAACTGAAATAGCCCTGCCAGCAATGCTCTTTCTGCTCCAGCGTCTGTTAAGTGTTGTTCCATCTTATCTTCCTGTACAGTTATTGCAACGAATAAATTCACCACTTACTAAGCTGGGGTGAATGCTAAATTTTTTGCCACAGATATGACAAATCCTCTCTACATTACTCATTGCTTGTCTAGTTCTAGGAGTAAGGTTAACGTCTGGAGTTTCCACTTCTGACATCTCTCCTGTATCTTTCCACTGATTATCCCCCGCTTTAACGGGCTCTTTTCTAGGGCCTTTATATCCTTTTCTAACAATCTTGAAATCGTCTCCGATCACAATACCGTCTTCGGATTCTTCAGTAACCTCTTCGTTGGCTTCGTCTCCAAGCTTTTCAGCGAGTAGCTTTTGGAGTGCCTCAATGCTTAAATCTTCTGGTTTCATAGTCTCTTTGCCCTCTCGAATAAAATATCGCCTTGACGTTTAAGTTCGTATGTCTTGCCCTCTAAGGACTGCAATCGGGACTCTGCAACTATTCGCATCTGATCCACGCTTGCGGCATAACTGTTTTCTCTTACAATGATTTGTCTCTTGACATCATGTTTGGTATATTGATCAAAGTTGTCTAGGTTGGCGGCAACCAGTTTCTCTATTTGGTCGTTACACCAGCTTAAAGCAACTTTGTTTTTGTTGACTTCATCTTGAATATAGGTAGAGTAACCATACAGAAGGTACGCAGTATCATACATGTCCTGAGATGTCATTTTTGACATATCGTCTTTCGTGAGATTGGTACATACTATGTACTCAGCACTGAAAGAAGAGTAAGATACGTTGGACATTGCCACGTACTCTTCTATAGATTTGATATGCTCTGCTAGCCTATCAGATGCCTTTAATTGTGTCTCTCCACTCATCGTCACCTCCTGAATATTTCAATGTTACAAGTTCAATGTTGTTCAGTTCACACCATTCTATTTTATCTTCATCTCTGGCTTTTGCAAGTAAAAAATCTGCCTTTGTGTTATGAAAAAATGGTATATGTTCGTAATGCTGTCTCCCATGCACCTCAAAAGCTTTGTTTATATTTGGAATAAAAAAATCTACATACAAAACAGACTTCTTATTTGCAGAGGTACTTCCGGGAAGTTTCACCTCTTCTAAAACCCTGTAGCTGTGGTAAGTCTCTCTTATTAACTGTCTAGCTCTGATGTGGTGCTTGGATCTCTTACGTTTGTCATTGGCCTTTACGTCGTACTTTGAGAGGTTCAAATTGTACTCTCTACCGTTTAGGCCTACTACCTTCAAAACAGCTCCTTAACCTGCATATATATAAAATCACAAATAATTGGGTGTTCGTTCAGGAACTCAGAAAGATTATTAACACCCTGAAACTTGAAGAAACGTTCAATGTCTTCTTCTTTTTCTCCAACTTCATTATCTTTTAGCACCTTGGCTATTACCGGATCTGTAGCTTCGTCTAAAGCGCACTGAATGGTGTACCAAGCTCCCGCTGTTTTGATAAGTCTAAACTCGCATGCTATCTGAACTACCTCCTGCACCTCGTCTAGGCCTATTCCGTAGCGTATCCAGCTCTCTGCTGTGGAGTTTGGTGTACCACCTGCGTTCGATGTCTTAATGTTCCAGTTTGCGATTTGACCCACGTGCGGGCCTGTCTGAGTCGGAACCTGCCACTTTCCACGGTGTGTAATAACCATGTTAGTGCCAGCTTGATATTGCAACATATTGCCACAGTCAGCCATCTTGAGAGGTGAGAACCTACTACCTCCAGTGTTTGCAATGTTGTGGGTTATACAGATGACAATAGTCTTATTCTTGGTGATGGAGCCACCGATGCGCTTGAAGAACATCGATAGTAGCCTCGGCAATGCATTACGAACGCCGGTTCTAACTTCACCCTCAAGTTCAATCTTAGGAACCATGTTTGACATGGAGTCAACGATGATAAGGCACTCAGGATCATTGTTAATATAGTATTCAATGATATTCAGAAAATCTTCTGCCGATAGGATCCTATCATCCGTAGACTCTACAATGAGAATCTTATCTGCGTCTAGCCCTTTTATACCCTCAAAGTTCTGCTTTGCTAATCTACCCTCTGTGTTGGCGTAGATAACCTTCTTGCCAATAGATTGACATTTAGCAGCAAAGTGTAGAGCTGTTGTAGTCTTGCCACTCTTTGGGTCTCCAGTCATAACGACACAGCTACCCTCTCTCAACCCTCCACCCAGCGCTATATCTAATGCTGGGGAGATACCGATGACTTGTAAGTTATTGAGGTTTTCTAATACCTCAGATCCAGTTCTTACAACGTCTCCGTAAGTTTTAACAACACTACTACTTACAGCATCTTCGGTGAACTTATTTGTCTTTTTCTTTTTCGCCATCAATATTCCTCAATCTTTGCAAACTTGATTTCTTTCCATAGGAAGACGACCGAGACTTCGGTTGCTCCTGTATATCTATTATAGCAATTTCCTTCTTTTCAGACTCGATTATTTTCTGATATTTCTGAATAACTGCCTCAATGTTTGGAAACCTAAGAGAGTATGCTCTACTTAGCTCTTTAGAATTGATAGCCTTAACTATGGCAGCACACGGATATTTCGCCGCTAACCGATTAGCAAGAATAACCTGAAACGAATAAGTCTTTTTCCACTTCTTCGTGTTCCAGAATTTATAAGATTGTGTACCTTCGTTTTCTTTTTGAGCCATGCGGGTACACATAATTTCAGCAATATATTGGGCGCATGTGCAATAATCCCCCGTAGATGGGGAAATGTATTTGCTCTTATCTGTTCTTTCCTTTGTCATTATAAATCGTAGCCTCTTCAAAACAACCTTCAATAGTATCTTCGTATTCTTTTTCTACAATAAGCTCTGGCTTGAGCCACATCTTTTTATATACAATATTATTCCTTAGAACACCAACTGTAAAATACTCTTTGGACTTTTGACCAACTTGGCCCATTACCGACCTAACGAAGTACACGGCTTCAGCGTTGTCTACATCGTAGGGTTCTACATGTGATCTAAATTGCAACTCAAACTTTTCGACGCTCAAGTTACTATCTTCACACATCGACTTGATACTAAACCAGTCTTCGTAGTCTGAAAAATAGAACTCGCTGCCGTTAGAAAGTTTTGTATGAACAAATACTTCCCTCTCTGCTGCGTCTCTAAGTGCTTGTTTAAACTCTTTTTTATTAAGTAGCATCTCTCTTGCTTCCTGTGGTGCAGGATTTCCTTTGTGTTTCCGCTCGTGATTTCTTTGGTGCTGCATCTGCCATCTCTGATGCCGATTGCGTCATCGTAACAACCCCATCTTGACGTGCCATTTGAGCTCCAGCAGTATGTGACTCTAACTCGCCAACCTTTACCTCTGCAATATGCTTCTTCACCACGTTGATTGGTCTATCGAGTTCTTTGGCTATTTCTTTTGCTTCAAGGGTTTTATGGTGACCTTTGACGTAATATTTTTCTGCTTTTCCTAGTGGGCCTTTTTTAGTCATTGAGAAAACTCCTCTGTGATCTGGTTAAGTAAAGTGAATTTTTAGTTGTTAAAAACAGCATGTAAAAATCAAACGTGTTCTTAGATACTTTTTTATATTTTAGCTCTATGTTATTCTCCCTATGGGAGTACATACCGTTTGGGTCGTATGGAGCGCCTTCATACGTTTGAATATGGTAAGACGTTGACGAAGACCTCTGTATGGCTTTTGCCATATCTTTTTCTTTTTTACTGAGGACTTCATCGCCATGTCTACCATATGTCTTGCTTGTGGTTTGATTTTCTGCTGGCATTTTATCTACATTCGGATCTACATATTTCATTACTTGCCTTTCATAATATAGTTTTGTTTTTGATCGCTTGACATTTTATTTATTTCACCCTTTGAGGCTGTTGCATGTTTTCCATGTATACTCTCTTTGGATTTAGCCTTTGTCTCCTTTAGCTTAGTCTCGGCTTCCGACCTTTTATAGTGACCCATATCCCTAGCGTTTTTATCGGCTAGCTGCCCAATGGTTGAGACATTCTCAATAAACACACCTCGGCCACCGAAGATGACTCTTGATAATGACTCTTGGTCGCACCCATCGCAATGAGTGAATGGGTTGTCTCTTATAGATTGTAGTACATCTTTTAGCTCATATCCACAGTTTTCACAAATATAATCATAATTAATCATCGTATTCTTCCTCTAGGGCTTCTAA